TGCTGGGATATTATTAACATATACGAAGCAGGGGGGCCGCCCGTTGATTCTACCAAAGAAGGTTAAGGTCGCCTATAGAGATATAGCTATCGAGGAGTTTTGTCCTATCAAGGCCGCGGAGGCCCAAAGGTACGGCGAGTACGACAACCACAAAAACGTAATACGCATCGATACTAGTCATGGCGAGGTTAAGGCCGCCTATACGCTTTTGCATGAGATTATGCATTGTGTTTATTTCTATTACGATATGAGCCAGAAGGACGAGGAGGAGGCTATAGTCACAAAATCCTCGACCGGCCTCATCCAAGTTTTTAGAGACAACCCGGACGTTATGTCGTATATTTTCCTGTGTTTAACAGACCCACAAAAACAAGGAGACTAAAATGGAACCAAATCAAATCGAAGCCGACCTAACGTTTATTAACGACGCAGTGCAGCGCCAAATCTCAGACACAGGACTAAAGCAAGAGGTCTCAGGTAAGATCGACGCTTTGCGTAAGCATTGTGCAAACCCGCCCTGCAAGGCGGTGTCCAAAAAAAAATCAGGGGCAAAGAAGTCTGCGGTTAAAACTAAAGGATCTTCTAAAAAATAAATGGAACTCAATGAGTGGCAGGAAAATCAGGAAGGGGAGCGCCGGCGTTTAGACGAGAAGCGACGAGAGCGAGAACAAAGAAAAGCAAAGGCCGCCGCGCCTGAGCCTGAGGAGTTCACCCCCGATCCTGCCGAAATTGAGATAGACCTCCCTGACACTGACGACCCTAGAGAACTAGCAAAGGCGGCCACAGTGTCCGCTATAAAAACCCTTGTCTCTGTAGCCCTTGACCCAACACAGAGCGCTAATGCAAGAGTGAGCGCGGCCAACAGCCTTATTGACCGAGGACACGGCAAGGTTGAGCAATCAATCACCGCCGTTGTAGAGAGTAAACTTGACCCCAGCGACATCACAGACCTAGCCCGCCGCATGAGATTTTTGATGGCTATGGCGCAGAACCAAGCTATAGAGAGCCAGCCGATAGAGGTCGTCCCGGAAAAGGATGATGACACAGACCAATAATCGCGGTATAATCCCGACAAGCAATTAAGCAACAAGCAATACTAAGGAGAATACTATGACTAAAATCGTAAAATCAATTGTAGGCCGTCGGCTAGGATTGGGCGCTAAGGGAAACTTAGTGTCTGAGAACCTGGACATTACGCCGGCCTGCGCGGGCGCAACCGTTACCGTTAGCGATGAATCAACTAACGTTCGGACAATCACAATCCAACTGACGGACTCTGCTGGAAATGATATCGATTACGTTGAAAGCGTAGAAGTGGCGGTGTTTACAACTGCCGCTAGGATAGCATTTGCCACAACTGGTGGATCTACAGGAATTGCAATCGGCACAGACGGCGCTCTTTTAGCTGTTGTTGCGAAGAAGCTTTTTCTTGTTACATCTGAGGCTGACGGAGACATCGACCTAACATGGACAGACACAGGGACTGAGGCTGCCGCAATCGGCGTTCGCCTTCCCACAGGTGCTTGGGTCATGGGCAGTCAATTGCTCACTAACGCTTAATAATCAGGTCTTGATGTTGGTGGTTTTTAATAAGGACAACGAACCATCGACAATCTTGAAGAACTCTTAGGTAGCCTCGACGAGACTGAGCGTAACAAAATTGTTCAGGATCTCGAGGAAAAGACCAAGAGCCTTGTATTTATCCCGAATGATGGGCCTCAAACCGTGGCCTATTTTCACCCTGCGAATATTATGCTTTACGGCGGGCAAGCTGGCGGTGGTAAATCTGCGCTGCTTTGTGGTTTGCCGCTGCAAGAGCATAGAAGAAGCCTTTTGCTGCGAAGGGAGTATGGAGATCTGGGCGGGCTGACTGACCAGATGATAGCTTTCAACGGGAAAAAAGGCTTCGTCGGGTCGCCAAGACCAAAAGTTAGAAGGGAGGACGGGTCTATTATTGACTTCGGTGCCTGCCAATATCTAGGCGATGAGCTTGCATTCCAAGGACAAGCTCGAGATTTCTACGGCTTCGATGAGGTCACGCAGTTTTTAGAGCAGCAAGTTAGATTTATTATCGGTTGGAACAGACCCGGCCCTGGCGTTGGGCCAGATCAGAACTGCCGCGTTATCTTTGCGTCGAACCCTCCCACAAACAGCACTGGCGATTGGATTATACCATTTTTCGGTCCGTGGCTTGACCCAACCCACCCCAACCCCGCGAAAGACGGTGAGCTTAGATGGTGCTTAACGGATCCTGATGGCAATGACATGTGGGTCGACGGCCCTGAGCCGGTGCAATTCCCAGGGAGATCTAAGCCGACAATACCGCGCTCGAGAACTTTTGTGCGGGCGTCGCTGGAGGACAACCCTTATTTGATAAACACAGACTATCAATCTGTTTTGGACGCTATGCCCGAGCCGTTCCGTAGCGCGTACCGCGACGGTAATTTTATGTTGGCAAGGGAGGATGACCTAAAACAGGCCATCCCTACAAGTTGGGTTATGGAGGCACAAAAAAGATGGCAGCCGAACCCACCCGAAGACAGCGCTATGTCCGCTTTAGGCTGTGACCCAGCTCAAGGTGGAGCCGACAATATGGTCATATCTACGCGGTATGATTGGTGGTTTTCAGAGCTTATTGTAGTGCCGGGCAAGAGAGTCCCCCAAGGCAGGGATGTCGGGGCAGAGATTATTAAGGCGGCCCGCGATGGCTGTGACATTGCTATTGACTTAGGCGGCGGCTATGGGTCTGTACCCTACGAGATGCTGGAAGAAAACGGGATAAAAGCTCACAGATACAAAGGGCAGCAAGCGAAGAATTTAGGTAAGAGCGCCGACGGGCACTTTAGGTTTGTGAACCGCAGGTCGGAGATTATATGGAAGCTGCGCGAGGGCCTGGATCCATCGCAGCCCGGCGGGTCGCGAATAGCTTTGCCCCCAGGACAGGAGCTGCTGTCTGACCTGACGACACCGAATTTTGAAATAACAAGCCGCGGGATTAAAGTTGAAACAAAAGACTCTGTTAAAAAGCGACTAGGACGCTCCACCGACTATGGCGATGCTGTGTGCCTATGTTGGTGGAAGGGTGATAGGGGGCATACGACGACGAGCTTTACAAACAACGAAGAGCAAGGTTGGCACGCCCCTAAAAAAAGGAAAAAGCGGAAGACACCAAAGGTTTCATACGGAAAATACGAAAACAGAATGAGAGGCAAAAGTTAATGGACAAATATACAGTTAAGACACTAGAGGATTGGGATTACGATGTGGTCAATCAAATTGTTTTAATGTCTAGGGAGTTTATCGAGGAGGCTTCTTATAAGTTGACTTTTAACTCCAAAAAATCCTACCAAAAGATTTTTAGTAGCTTCATGTGCGATAATTCGAGTATATTATACTTAGAAGATTGTGAAGGAGAGGTCGCCGCAGGAGCTTTTTTGTTCATTTGTGCTGACTGGCACAAAGAAAAGCTCGGTTACGCAGAAAAATTTTACGTGAGGAAAAAGTATAGGGGGACAAAGGCCGGACGCACACTCAGTAAGGCTTGCGCCACTTGGTTTGATAGGAATAATTGCTTAGATTCGTTCATAACTGACACCGCCGCTGTAGGTCAGGGTAGACCATTCGTCAATTTAATGTCAAAATCAGGCTACAAAGCTATGGGACCAATATTAATTAGGGAGAATCCGAATGGGCAAATTTAGTCCGCCGACGCCAAAACCACCACCACCACCTCCACCACCTCCTCCTCCACCGGATCCAGAGCCAGAGCCCCCGGCCCCTGATCCTGATAGTATTTACAATAAAAACAAAGAGCGCAGGAAGTTTGCTTCAGAGCGCCTTCGATCAGGCAGGGCCTCGACGTTCTTAAGCGACGACAACGAAAGGCTTGGTTAGTGGAAGAGGCCAACAAGACCAAAGAACTCACAAGAGTTGCTGACCGCCTTATTGGCGACAGAGCAACTCTCCTTACCCTTTGGCAAACGATTGCCGAAAACTTTTATCCTGAGCGCGCGAGCTTCACAACCATACGAGATAAAGGAGAGGAGTTCGCCGACCACCTCACGACATCCTATCCCCTTCTGGCTCGCCGGGAGCTGGGTAATTCACTGAGCTCCATGCTCCGTCCTAGAAGCCAGCAGTGGTTTTACACGCAAACTGGGTACGAAGAGCTAGAGGATATTGACGGGCGCGAGTGGTTAGAGTACGCGAACATGATTCAGCGCCGGGCTATGTACGATAAGGACTCAGGTTTTGTCCGAGCGACAAAAGAGGGCGACAATGATTTTGTTACTTTCGGCCAATGCGTAATTTCTACCGTTATGAACTACTCGACAATGACCCTTTCATACAGGTGCCACCACCTAAGGGACATGGCCTGGTCAGAGGACGCCGCGGGCAATGTGAACAAGGTTGTTCGAAAATGGCAACCTACAGCGCGCGAATTGTTGGCGAATAAGACTTTAGATAAACACACAAAAATAGAAGAAATTTTCGATAAAGACCCGGACGCAAAAATAGAGTGCCGCCACATAGTCATGGAGTCGGAGGAGTATGAGGCCACATGCCGGTCGATGAAGTCCGAGTCGTACAAAAGGGTTCCCCAGCCTTATGTATCGATTTACGTTGATGTCGACAACGGCAAGGTTATGCAAGAGCGGGGGTCTTGGACTAAGATTTACACGATACCAAGATGGCAAACAGTATCAGATTCGCAGTACTCTTATAGCCCTTGCACAACAATCGCCCTGCCCGACGCTCGCCTTATGCAGGCCGTTGCTTTAACGCTTCTCGAGGCAGGAGAGAATTTTGTAAGGCCACCTATGGTCGCTGTTGAGGACGCCATTCGCGACGATGTTCAGTTGTTTTCTGGGGGGATCACTTGGGTTGACTCAGCCTACGATGAGCGGTTGGGCGATGTTCTCCGGCCTTTGACGCAAGACAAGGGGGGCTTTAATATCGGTTTTAATATGCAGGAGGAGATGCGCAAATCCATATCTGAAGCGTTCTTCCTTAACAAACTTAACTTACCAGACACCGGCAGCCGCCGCATGACTGAGTATGAGGTCAGCCAGAGGATCCAAGAATACGTGCGAAGCGCCCTGCCGTTGCTTGAGCCTGCTGAGCACGACTACAACCAAGATATTTGTCAGACAAGCTTTAGCTTAATGCTGCGCAACGGTGGGTACGGCCCGCTTGAGAATATACCCCCGTCTATTGATCTTGAAAATATCAGGTTTAGCTTTGAGAGCCCGATACACCAAGCTGAGGAGCGTCTTAAAGGGCAGACGTTCTTGCAAGCTAAAGGGCTATTGGTCGAGGCGCTGGCTCTTGACCCAAGCTCGGCGAATGCACTTGACATTAAGGTTGCATTGCGCGACGCTCTTAAGGGTGTTCAAACGCCTGCGAAGTGGCTGAGAACAGAAGAAGAAATCGAAGGCCTCGAAATTCAAGAAGAGCAGAACGCAAGGGCACAAGAACTACTTGGCACACTCGGACAGGGCGCTGCGGTTGCTGAGCAAATAGGCAAAGCTGGACAAGCTTTACAGCAAATCGAAGGTGAGCAGTGAAAGTCGTACAGGACAACAACGGCACAAGATATCTTGTGCCGCCGGACGAAATAAAATCAAAACCATGGGCACCAACAAGAGTATCGGTGCCTGTTATCTACGCTCTACAGCGTATGGAAAAGGGCGAGGCTTCTGCCCAAGACCAAACAGCCGTCCTTAAATGGATTACAAGAGATCTTTGCGGTATTGGAGACCTGTCTTACAGGCCCGAAAGCGCAAGGGAAACCGACTTTGCAGAAGGAAAAAGATTTTGCGGTCTGCAAATTGAACGCTATATAGGCATAAATCTAAAACTATATTTGGAGGAAGAAAATGGACAACGAACCGAATCCTAACGAACCAACACCTAATGAGCCTGCCCCCGCTGCGGACGCACCTGCGCCTGCACCAGCCCCCAACAGCGACTCAGTCCCCGCACCGGAAAATGATTCGAAGCCAGCGCCAGCGAACAACACTGCTTTCGGTGACGACAACGCCGCGGCACAACAAAACGACGAGGGCGACAACACTCCTAAAAATTGGCCCGACAATTGGCGCGAAATATACGCCGGCGAAGATGAGAAGAAGCTTGCAAAGCTGAATAGATATACAGATCCAAAGGCTGCGCTCGATGCTTTGTTCTCAGCTCAAGGGAAAATCGGTGGAGAAGGCGCGCCCACAGAGTTTCCCAAGGACGGCACAGATGAAGACAAAGCTTTATGGCGCGGGGAAAATGACATCCCTAAGGAGTGGTCAGACTATGACACAAGCTTTGACGATGGCTTTAAGTGGGGTGAGGCAGACCAACCATATGTCAACGCTTTTTTGGAGAAAATGCACGGCCAAAACGCAAACCCTGCGTTAGTTAAGGCGGGCTTAGAGTCATACAAAGAGATTTTAGAAGAAGAGGGGGCGGCCAGGCAAGCTCAAGACGTTTCTGACAAAAGAGATTTTGAGGACGAGCAGCGCGCAGATTGGGGCTCATCCTATAGGTCGAACATAAACCTCGTCAAGAATTACCTCGACACACTTCCTGGAGAAGTCTCGGAGGGCATCCAAAATGGCAGGGGTGAGGACGGTAAGGCGTTTCTTAACAAGCCCACTTTTGTAAATTGGCTTGTTAACGACGTGATTAATCAAGTAAACCCTGAAATCACCATCTTAACCCAGACGGGCGCAAAAAATTCCGCGGGTATAGATGATGAGCTTAGTGAGATCGCTGGAAAGCGCAAAACCAATCGTAAGGCCTACTTCGCAGATAAGGATTTGTTGGCGCGTGAGCGTGATCTTCTCGACGCTCAACAGAAGCTCAAGAAGAAATAATTCTTGAAATTATTAAAATTGCTGGTATATTGACAATGTAGATACCCCGCCCTTGCGGCCCTGCACTAAATTTGGTCGTCTTACCAAAGGCCCCTAAGTTTAGCAAGTAACGGCCCCGATTAGTCGGGCACCCCGTAAACGCCATTCAAAGGACACCCCTGATATAGGTACAGATTAATAACTGTAATATCTTGGGGCAATCCTGCCTCCAAAATAAATATGAATGGAGAAAAGAATGGCTACTTCAGCTTTTCAGATTCAGTATCGTCAACAATTAATTGACGGCTTTGAGCAAAGAGAATCGTTGCTCCGCATGTCCGCTACCACGGAATATGTGAACAAAGGCGGAAGCGCAGTATTTTGTGTCGCAGACTCAAATAGCGCAGAAGCATCAACACGCGGCTTAAACGGTAACATTCCTTACCGCTCGCAAAACCTCAACCAAAACACAGCGACATTGCAAGAGTGGCATGACCTCGTTCGTTTGACTGGCTTCAATATTTTCGCAAGCCAAGGCGACCAGGTAGCACAAATGCAAAAAGACTCTGTAGGTGTGATCAACAGAAAGATTGATGATATCATCATCGATCAACTTGAGACGATCACAGCGAATACAGGGGCTGCTGGCACCATGAGCTTTGAGACGTTCTTGCACTCTCACACTATTTTGCAGAACAACGAAGTACCAAACGACGGTCAGATCAATTTCGTGATCACGCCGGCGGCTTTTGCGTACCTCGCTCAAACAACTGAGTTTGCAAGCGCAGACTACGTAAATGTTCGTCCGGTTCAGGATGGTCAAACAGCCTTCGACGATAGTGAGAAGCTTTATAAGTGGCTCAATATCAATGTGATCGTTCACCCGCGCCTTCCAGGCGCAGGCACGGCTGCTGAGAAGTGCTTTATGTACCATCGATCATCTATCGGTCACGCTATGGATACCGGTGGTATGCAGACATTCGTTAATTACGACGAAGAGCAAGACTATAGTTATGCTCGCTGTTCTGGGTACATGGGCACCAAGCTGCTTCAGCAGTCTGGTGGCGTAGTTATCAACCATGACGGCTCTGCTTACGCAGCAAGCTAATCTAATATAGAAAGGTAGATAAAATGGCTTACTCAACATCAAACCCACCCCAACTTCTTGTGTGCTCTTTTGACGGCACAAGCCCCGGAATGTGGACTTACTCTTCTACGGACACAGCATCTGCTGTGGATTTAGACGGGTATATCTCTGACGGGCAAGATTTAGGGATGCGTGTCGGCGACCTTGTTATGGTCACAGACACCGACGCTTCGCCTGTTATTGTGACGATGCATAGAGTGGCGTCGCTTTCCGCGGTTAACCGCTCAGTGGATCTTACAGACGGCAATACTTTAGTCACTGGTACTGATTCAGATTAATCTGGTTGTCCAACGACGTGCCTAAAAACCCTCGCGTGTTTCACGCGGGGGTTTTCTTTGTTCAAAATATATGGGATATTTGTTATACTTAGAGCACAAAAAAATGAAAGGCACTGAAATGGCACAAGCAAAGAAACAACAAAAGCCTATTGAGACTGAAACTGAGACTACCGCCGCACCTGAGGCACCCGCGGAAACTAAGGCGAAAACGCCCTCTAAACCCCGGGCTGCCCGTAAAGTAATATCCCCAAGATTTAAGCTTGCTGAGTTCAAACGGCAGGTTTTTAGTGTTGATGTCGAGCGCGGCACTGACATTACAGATCTTTTATCCCCTGAATATTGGGCTGGTGTTACAGACCAAGTGAGAACTAAATCAAGAATTGAATGCCACTGGGAGGATAATTCTGAGTTTGCTGAGCTTGTTGTTTTGAGCGCCGGCAAGAATTTCTGTGAGGTAGGGCTTTTGTTCCACAAGAGATTTAACGAGAAAACTGGCGGCGGCGACACAGAAGCTGATAACAACCACTCTGTAGCCCACCAAGGCAATTTTGATAAGTGGTGTGTTACCCGACTTTCTGATAAGCTGAGACTGCAAAAAGGTTTTGATACAGAGCTACAGGCCCGCAAGTGGCTTATTGAATACTTGGGAGGTTAGTAATTGACTGACAAGCTATCAATTTATAGAGGCGCTGCGCGGGCACTAGGTTCGCGCAGGATTGCCTCACTTACCGCAGGCGGTGAATCAAAACGTGTCTTTGACGACATCTTTGACGACGATTTTATTGATTACGTTTTAAGCCAAGGGTATTGGAATTTTGCTACGCGGGTGGTTCGCCTTGAGTATGACGCCAGCATTGAGCCGGACGACGGGTATTCTCGGGCGTTTATCAAACCTGACGACTGGATAAGAACCTCGGCGGTTTGTAGTGATGAATTTTTTAGAGACCCCCTCCAAGAATACGACGACACCGCTGGCCATTTATGGTCCGAACAAGAGGTGTTGTTTGTAAAATATATATCTAACGGACCTGATTATGGCGGGGACTACGCAAACTGGCCGCCGTACTTCGCGAAGTATGCGCAGCATTACATGGCCCACGAAGCTTGTGGTAGGATCACTCAGTCCACATTAAGCAAAAGAGAAATATACAGCCTCATGAAGCAAAAACTTAAAGAGGCTAAAAACAACGACGCAATGGATCAGCCGGCACGCCAGCTACCTTCAAGCAACTGGACAAAATCCAGAGGCGGCGGTCGCAGCAAGTACACTACGCGGAGGGGGTAAATGGCTAGAGACATTGTCCCAATACACGCCTTTAACCGCGGCATTATTTCGGCGAGAGGTCTGGGGCGCACAGACCTTCGCCAGCGCGTAGGTTTATCCGCCGAGATCCAAACAAATTATATCCCCCGGACATTAGGGTCAATGACGATCAGGCCAGGCTGGGAGTACATAGCAGGATCAAATAACAATAAAAAAGCTGTCTACTTCCCTTTTATTTACGCTGTTGACGACCTTGCTTATATCGAGATGACTTCGGGAAAAATGAGGGTGTTCGTCGATGACGCGCCCATCACTAGGGCCCCTGTCTCGGCAGCGGTAACAAACTCAGATTTTGCGACAGACCTTTCTGGGTGGACAGACAACGATGACTCTGGTGGCGTATCCGGGTACGACACAGGGCAAATGTCTCTTCAGGGCACCGGCAATGATTACGCCAGGATGTACCAGGAGGTTTCTATTGATACCGCCGATGAGAGCGAAGAGCACGCTTTTCGTATTGTTGTGAACCAAGGAAAGGTTGACATCACAATAGGTACATCGATTGGCGATGATAGCCTCGGTGAGGCCACACTAACAAAAGGCACCCATTCACTAGCCTTTACGCCGGGTAACTCCTCTGTCTTTATCCAAGCAGCGAGTTTAACGCCATACCCAACCCTCATTGAAGGCATCTCGATAGAGTCCGGGGGGGTTTTTGAGATAGAGACGCTTTGGAGCGAGTCTGATTTAGCGAACTTAAGGTGGGATCAATCAGCCGACGTTATATTTATCTCCGCTGACGGGTACAGACAAAAAAAGATCGAGCGTCGCGGTGTAAGGTCTTGGTCTTTAGTCGAGTATCTGACAGAGGATGGCCCGTTCGGAAATATTAATTTAACCCCAATAAACCTATCAGCAAGCGCTATAACTGGCGCCATAACTTTAACTGCTTCTTCAGCAGTCTTTAAGTCTGGGGATGTCGGGGGTCTTTACAGGCTTTCCTCGGTCGGGCAGTCTGTTGCGGCGGACGCCTCGGGCGAAGGGCAGTGGAGTGATTATATCAGGGTTGCGGGCGTTGATGACACTAGGAAGTTCACAATCAACGTAGCAGGCACATGGACCGCCACAGTAACACTACAAAGGTCTGCTGGCGATCCTGGGAATTGGGTTGATGTCGAGACGTACACATCGAACCAAGCTGATGTGATTTACGACGACACCTTCGATAACAGTATTATGTTCTATAGAATCGGCATCGATGCCGGGGATTACACGTCAGGCACCGCTGAGCTATCTTTAACTTACGACACAGGGTCTATTACTGGTGTTGTTAGGGTGACTGCCTACACAACACCGACTAGCGTTGAGGCTATTGTTTTGAAAAACCTTGGCGGCACAGCGGCGACAAATGATTGGTTCGAAGGCCAATGGTCCCCGAGGCGGGGATACCCGACAGCGGTGGCGCTGCATGAGGGCCGATTGTTTTGGGCTGGGAGAAGCAAGGTCTGGGGCTCGGTCTCTGACGGATTCTCTAGTTTTGACGATGAGGTTGACGGCGATAGCGGCCCTCTCATTAGAACAATAGGCTCAGGCCCCATTGATGTTATTAATTGGATATTCGCCGGCAATAGATTGGTTCTTGGCACGGCGAGCGCAGAGGCTGTTATTAGGTCGTCTAGTTTTGATGAGCCTCTAGCCCCTTCCGCCTTCAATATAAGGTTCCCGTCCTCTCAGGGGTCGGCCAACGTCCCTGCTGTCAAAGTCGACAGCACCGGCGTATTTGTGCAGCGGTGCGGCAAGGAGCTTTACAGGCTTGTTTACGACAACGTCCAGACCTTTGATTACAACTCTCAGAGCATGACTCAGCTTGTTCCTGAGATACTACTCCCCTCTTGTATCCGTTTGGCGGTCCAAAGGCAGCCAGACACTAGAATACATTGTGTTCGCAGTGACGGTAAGGTCGCGGTGATGATCGACGACCCTGTCGAAGAGGTCAGCGCTTGGGTCCTTGTCGAGACCGACGGCTTTGTTGAGGATGCTTTTGTTATGCCGGGCGCGGAAGAGGACAGGGTTTATTATTCTGTTCGCCGTGAGATCGGCGGGGAGACCGTACGCTACTTAGAGAAGTGGGCGCTCGAAAGCGAGTGTGTCGGTGGCACGGTTAGTAATATTGCGGATTCATACAAAACATACTCTGGCGTATCGACAGACACAATAACAGGGCTTGAGCACCTTGAGGGCAAACAGGTTGTGGTTTGGGGCGCTGGCAAAGCCTTAGGCACATACACTGTCGCCAGCGGGTCGGTTACGCTATCTGAGGCAGTAACCTCTTGTACAATTGGTTTGGGGTACACAGCTCAATACAAAACAACAAAACTCGACAATGCATCTGAGGCGAGCACAGCCTTAAACCAGAAAAAACGTGTAGACCAGATTGGCATTATTGCACAAAATCTTCACCACCTCGGCCTTCAGTATGGCCCTGACTTCGACACCCTTGATTATTTACCTGAGTCTGAGAACGGGGAAGATGTTGCTGATGACACTATTCACGTTGCGTATGACGAGGAGGCCTTCGAGTTTAATGGCGATTGGGACACAGACAGCCGTGTGTGTCTACAGACGGTGGCCCCCTATCCAGCGACAATTTTAGCCCTAACAATAAACCAACAGACAAATGAAAGAATTTAATATTAGGCCAGCCGTGGACGCTGATCTTGGCGACTTTAAGGTAGGCGCCTCAATGCCCCCGTTTTCTTGTAAGATATGGGCGGTCGAGCACGACGGGAAGGTCTGTGGGGTTTTTGGTTTCGTGTACGCGCCGAATAATTTAATTGCTTTTTCTGAAATATCGGATGGTATTGACGTTCCGCTTATGACAAAATGGAAGGCGATTGAAAAGTCAATGGATGTCTTAAAGAAACATTCGTCGTCTTTTTATGCTATAAGTAGTCAGGACCATGATAACTCTGGTAAGATGTTGCGGAAGCTTGGTTTTGATTTTTTTAAGACAACACACGAAACGGATTTCTATATATGGCAGACGCACTTACAATAGGAGGGATTGTGTTCTCAGCCTTTAGCGCCATACAGCAAGGCAACGTGCAAAAGGACGCTTACGATGAGCAGGCCCGCCAAGCGGAGTTTATAGGGCAAAGAAACGCTAAAATCGTTGAGGACCGCGCGGCGTATGACTCCGATAGACTAAAAGAAGACGCTAATAGAGAGCGCGCCGCTGGCACAAGGCGTGCTATCGAGGCCCGCAGAGAAAAAAGATCAACACAATCACGCGCTCTTGCTGTGGGCGCTGCGTCCGGCGGCGGCGCATTCGACGCTACAGTAGAGAACATCCAGGGAGATATAGGGCAGGAGGGCGAATACAACGCGTTGTCTGAGCTGTTCCTCGGGGATAGCGCCGCGGCCAACTTAACGTCGGCTGCCGATTTAACCGTCTATGATGCAGGAATTCAAGCTGATAACATAAGATACGGCGCTGCGGCAAATGCCAGTAATATGCGGTTCCAAGGCAAATCAGCAAGATATTCTGGATACATGAACGCGGCAGGCACAGTCATTTCCGGCGCAGGAAGCTTATACGACAAGTACGGCGGTACGGCTACAACCGGAGGAGGTGGTGGAGGTGGTGGTGGAGGTGGTGGTGGTGGCGACCGCATTGACTGGGCTCGACCTAGATATGCGGGGTATAATTAATGCCCCCTCGCTTACCGACAGAAAAAGGCAGGAACGATATCAGGACCATAAGATCAGCTAAGGCTGGCTCAGCCGGGCCTGTTTTGCTCCAAGACCCCTACCTCACATCAAATGTTTCCATCGCTAATTCGTCGGCCATTTCCGACGCAGTCGCGGGTGTTGCTGTTGATCTAAAAAGTAAAAAAGAAGACAGGGCTGCCGCGAAAGGAAAATTCGCCTTAGCCCGCGCGAAAGTAAGCTTTTTAGAGCAGCGCCTTGCTATTGAAGATGAGATCAATAACGACGCTAATTATGAGGGGCACGTCGCCTTGTATGAGAAGAAAATACAAAAAGCGCTTACGGACACTCAGGGCACATTCAGGGTTGACCAAAGGTATCTACCCGATTTTCAGCTCGCGGCGAGAGAAGAGATTGCGTTTGGAAGATCCCGGGTGAAGGCGGGTGTCGACACCAAAAGAAGAGACGTAGGCGCCACGCAGTACGGCATAGATATGCAAAAATTAAAAGAGAGAATAGCGTCCACCAAAGATCCCGCACAAAGGGCCGAGCTCTTTAAAACAGCGTCGCAAGCCACTGACGGAGCCTACGCAAACATGTTTATTGACCAGCCGACTGCTCTTGTTAATAAGAAAAACTTTCCGCGCGATGTGGCCCTTCTCACTGCGGAGAACAGCCCGCCGGACGAGATACTTGCTGAGCTTGACCCTAAGATGGAGGTTGATGTCTACCCCCACATGTCTGAGGCAGCCAAGAACAAAGGCCTGCCGGATGATTACCTCCCGAGGGTAGCGCGGATAGAGAGTGATGGAAACACGCAAGCAATTAACGACGCCACGCAAGCAACAGGGCTCTTCCAATTCAAGCCTAGCGTTGCCGACGCATACGGGATTGATCCTACCGACCCAGTGCAATCTATAACCGCCGCCGCTGAGCTTGCGGACAACAACAGAAGGGGCCTTAGGTCTTCGATTAAAAGAGAGCCCACAGCCCAAGAAATTTACTTGGCGCACCAACAAGGCGCTACTGGGGCCGCGGCTCTTTTGAATAACCCGGATACAAACGCTGTCGATGTTCTTGAGGGCGTATATGGCAACAGGGGGACGGCGCTTAAGGCTGTTACGCTAAACGGGGGGGCTGTCGAAGACACGGCGCAAGAATTCGCCAACAGGCATTTTAAAAAATACAGCGATGCAAAGCCTGTCACGCATATTGCGGATATACAATACGGCCCGAAGAAGGGGTCTATTTATGACTTTCTCAGTGTCGGGGAAAGAAACGCCCTAGCTCGAGGCGCCCTAGAGGCCCAAGCTTTAACGAGGGCGGAATCTGACCCTGTTGGGTTTCTGTCTGGACATGACGACGGGCAGTACGACATGATGGGTGTAAAAAAGAAAAGAGAGATCCGTGCTATTGCTGAGCAAGAGCTAGAGCGGTCCATACAGGCGCCCATTGTAGGAAAAATCAGAAACGAAATAAAATACGATGCTTTTATTTACAACCCCAATATACCGTCTGCTCAGAAGTACAGGTTATTAGCCGACCTAAACAGTAGGGGTGAGGTTAGAGAAGAGTGGGTTACGAAAGCCCGCGCGGTTGCGGCAGGGTTTTCGAACGACAAGACACCACCGACTGAGACAGAGAAGCACAATAATTTGGGAGACTTGTCCCGGGAACTTTCCCAGCTCTATATCACATTTGGGGGCACTGCTAGCGGTTTCGACGCGGATAAAGATGTTGTTCTTAACAGGGAAAGAATGGCCGCGTACAACAGTCTTAAGTCGAGTGTTTCTAGTGCCGTACAAAACGGCTTTATGACGGGGCCGCAGGCGTCTTCTTTTATTGAAAACGTCGAAAGAAATGTGGTCCAGACCATAGAGGATAAGAGTTTTGAATCAGAGGGCAGAACGGACGAAGGGTTTTTTGGCAACAAGATAGATCCGTACTCTGACACGCTCTCTGCGGTTGACATCTACGCAGATTCTCTCGGGATGAACGACGAGCAAAGGTCAAGATATAGATATGATGTCTTCACGAATATCAGTAATTTTTTTGGTGAGTACGACGCTAAGGGAGACTATAAAATAACAGGAGAATTTAAAACAACCGATAACGCAGCGCAAGACAAAAAAAATATTATCGGGGCTGTTGAGGCCGCCACCAAACAACTAAATATTAATAATTATGCGGGTCGAGTTGACCCCCAAAACCCGCCCAACTCCTATGTTTCTGCGCAACCAACAGCCCTCTCTAGGTACGTGCCGCCGGAGATGTTCTTTAATAGCCTTGAAGATATGGAGAAAGCCAATCTTCCGCCAGGGACGCGCGTTGTTGTAAATGGTCGGCTGGGTACGTTTTACGAGGACGACGAATAATGCCTGTTTTATTTGAAGATGGTCCGAGCCTGCTGTCGCCCCAGAATAATCCAGGGGCCCAACAGCAAACCCGCCCGCCTCCGCCATACATGTACGTCCCACCAAAAGAGGGGGCGGAAAAAGAAAGTGTATTTTTCGAGGGGGCGCAAACCTCTTACGACGTTCCTGTCGGCACTGCCCCACTGATAAGCCAAGTCATGCAGGATGATTTTTTTGACGACGATGCTACTGTTGCTGAAGAGGTCGGTGTCGGCTTTCAAACCCAAGCCTCAAGGCTGGCAATAGCCGCCTATGCGGTGGGACTAGTCGAGCCTGAGGAGGTGGTTGATTATATAGCAAGCACAAATAGGCGCCTGCAAAGCGTAAATAGACGATCCCCTGATTGGGTTAAGGAGTACGACAAGAAGGTTGAGGATGCTGGGAAGAGGGGGCATTTCTCTTGGTTCGCGGCTTTAATTTCAAACCCTGCCGCGCTCGGTAGGGATATTTTGGCTCAAACCCCGAACGCAACAATTCCCCTTATGGCCGCCTACACTGGCGGTAAGTTGGGCGCTAAAGCGGGCGCAGTCACAGCTCTTGTGGCGGGGCAAGCCGGCCCACAAGCGGCGACGCTCGAGGAAATCGCTACAGTTCCCTTGTTCGCCGCTACAGCCGGTACGGTCGGTGCAGCCCTTGGGTCCTTCTCTGCGGGGACTATCATGGAGACAGCCGCTGAGATAGATCAGATTTTTGGAGAAAAAGGGATTGACACAACCGATACTGTCGCTCTTTTGGCCGCGCTCAAAGACCCTGAGCTATCCAAGGAAGTCAAAGCTAAGGCTGTAAAGAAGGGGCTTACGGTCGGCGCCGTCGACGCTTTATTCCAAGCCTTTGCTGCCGGCAGAATTTTAAAGGCGTTTAAAAAATCAAATAAAATACAAAAAGGGCTGGCCGCTGCGGCTGATGTTGGGGTTGATAGCTTTGGCGAAGGCCTTGGAGAGGCGCTTGGGCAGGCCGCGCAGGGTGACGCTATTGATATTAGAGAGGCGGCGTTAGAGGCCATTTATAGTGTGGGGCAGTCCACAGGACAAAGTGCTATCGGATTTTCGGTGCGCGGCGGCTTTGCAGCCGAGAGGGCTATAAATTCCGAGAAGTACCAGCAGCGCGCTGAGAGGGTAGTCGGAGAGGGCCGCTCTGAGGTTATCGGTGAGTCTCAAGAGGCCGCCTCTGTTATTTTGGAGGGCGAGAAATCAGCGGTTAAAAAAAGGGTTTTTAATGTTCTCGGCGAATATGCTAAAGGCAAAGATATCAATATAGTCGAGGAGCTGGGAAAAATAAAAGGCATAACAGAAGATGCCCGCGTTGCCCTTGTGCAGACCTTCGAGAAAAGTAAAGCGGAAATAAAAAACAAGACCGACACCTTAGTTAGGGAAGCGCGTGTTAATGCCTTAGAAAAAGAAGTGTCCTCGCTGGACGAAAGGATCGAGGCGGCGGAGCAAGATATCGTCGAAACAGAACAGAAGGGCGGTCGTGTTGTTCGGAAAAACAATGCCCTAGACAAGCTTATAGAACAAAGAGAAGACGCCGACACCCAAATAGGACAAATAAGGGAGGCCTCACCAGATGTGATCTTCTATAAAGACGCCGATGGGGTTGTTATCACAGACCAAGATGTCGTCACTGAGATGGCGGCAGACGGGACTGTTTTAACTAAGGGCCGTAAAATACAAAGCTTAGGGCTGAACGCGACCAGATTGGCCATCTCTAGTATTAGAAGTACAATGCGGTCGGCCACGGCGCTTGCAAAGAACGACGCAGTGGCGGCCCGTAAGCTTGTGGCGCAAGCTGTAGATGACTCCCCACTTTCAAAGATAGACAAGAAAGCGATTAAAGGCTCTGCCCTTTTAAGGAATATCGAAACCTCAGAGCAGGCGTTGAAGGCCATCCCGAAGTTGAACTCAAGAATTACCAGAACATTGCAAAAACGCCAACGCCAGAATATTAAAGCCTCTTTGTTGAAGGCACTCAAAAGCACTATGCCGAAAAAAGGGGGGAAAAGACCAGAAGGAAAGTTCAAAGACCCCAAAATACAATCAGCCTTCGATGGGTTGAGAAAGGCCGCTAATCTGACACAAGAGGATATCGGGGACTTACTAGCTTATGACGGAGAGAAATCTCAGGAGAAAATCCAAGAGACTATATCGGGAAATCTCGAGAACATTGAGGCGTACTACGAAGGGAAAACTGGTGCGGACCCTGCCGCCGTCGAGGTCATGATACTCCAAAATAAAATACTCAGCGTCATGTACAACAAGCAGCCTGTTAGCAATGAGTTCTCTCTTTCAGTTCTAGAGGAGATAGAGGGCCTTGTCGGCGGCGCCCGCCAAAAGGCTGAGGCCCAGGTTGAGGCCACTAAATCAAGAAGAAAAGAAGAGGCGGGGGCCCTAACAGACTCTATATTGCGCGGAAAAAATATTAAAGACATATCGCGGGTTAAGTTTAAAGACAGGCTGGTTAAGGCCTATAACAGCTTTTGGGCCAATGAATCTTGGTTTTCTGATAACTGGTACGGCGCACTAGATGTTTTCTTCGGCGCGACTGCCGAGGGCAGGGCAATCAGAAACAAGTACGCCTCCCTCGTTGCTGAGGGCTTAAGAGCCACTTCGCAGTTTAATATCCAACACGGTAACAGGTTTGTGGCTATGGGCAAAGATGCTTACGGCATAAACAGCAGCTCTAAGCTCCAATCGAAGCTTTTAAAAGACGAGGCTGTTTACATTCTAAAAGACGAAGACGGTAAAGAGATGGTCTTTGAGTACGAAGACGGGCGTGTTGGCACCTGGGAGATAAGTAGAGCAGAGGCGCGGAAGCTTTACATGGAGCTTAAGGATCCTAAGCTCCGAGAGACGTTAGTGTCCAAAGACGCGAATGCTATCTCTCAGCAAATGGAGGACTATTTAGTTAACACTCTCTTGACGAGTGAGGACAAGGCATTCGCTGACAACCAGATCGAGATGTATAAAGACATAAAACCGGAGGTCGATGAGGTTTACGGGAGGTTATACGGAATTTATCTACCTGATAACGCAGATTACTCCCCGATTCGTCGTGAGCATAGCTCCAATATAGGCGACGCAAACCCTATGCTAGAGGACTTTAAGGCAAGAGCAAGCGGGACACCTAGTTTTGCCAAGGACAGGGTCAGTAACAACTCTGAGATAATCAAGCAATCAGATGTGACTGTTATGCAGCGCCACATAACCCAGGCAGCTCATTTTATAGCAATGTCAGAGGTGGCGGTAGAGCTGAGGTCTGTGTTCGCCGACAAAGGTTTGCGCAAGGCCTTGACTGTTAAATACGGTAAAACATCCTTAAGCGTACTGGATGGATATGTAGGGGACTTCACAGCCGGCGGGGTCAAAAGCAGTGAGAGCTTCTTTAGTTTAATTGACAGCCTGAATAGAAATTTTGCCATCTCAAACCTAGCGCTCCAGCCTGATATTTTTTTTAAGCAGCTAGTGTCTTTTGCCGCCGGGGCCATGAGTATCCCAACAAAAGATTTTATAACAGGAATAGCAGACTTCGCAGCGAACGCTCCAGAGGCCGTTAAAACTATGGCATCCACCCCTGTTATGCAGGATAGATCATCTAGCCAGGACGTTTCTGTTATTGAAAAAAACATGAAGAAATCGAAGAATGTGCAAAGCGCATGGGGGCGGCTTAAGAATAAGCTCGCAACCTACCAAGACATGTCTATGATATTAACGAAGTTGGGGGATAGGGGCGGTATATACCTCGGAGGTTGGCCGATTTATAAGTACCATATTAACCAAGGGAAAAGTCACGATCAAGCAATGAGAGAGTTTGAGGGTTTCGTCGAGAACACACAGCAGTCATCTTCGATAAACCAGATGTCAAGATTCCAGACAGAGGGCGGGCCGATTGGCAGAGCCTTTACTATGTACCAGACAGCCCCCCTTGCTTATTGGCGGCAGACAAAAGTGTTGATGCGTGAGTATTCCAGAGGCCAAATTTCTCACGCTGAGTTCGGTAAGAGGGCGGCTATACTTTGGGTTGTTTTGCCCCAGCTCTTTAATTATGTCGCAGGGGCTTTTTCCTTCGGTGATGATGAAGAGGAGTCGGTCACAGGACAGTTGCCGACGGGGGTAGAAAGAAACCTTGCTGTCGGAACGCTCCGCGGTGTTCCTATCGCGGGGCCTATGTTTGACTATAGCGTGGCCTACTCCCAAGGCATGAGATGGAGGCGGGGAACATTCCCTTTCCTAGAGGGCGCCTATGCAATGATAGAGGGAGCTCAGCAGTACGACCCCGACGCGGACCTATACGGGCTGGAGACGTTTCTTGAGGGCACAGGTATGTTTACTGGCGTTAGTGTCGGGAATATGATAAACCAAGCTGAGGGCGCGGCGCAGGCTTTGGACGGAGATATTGAGGTTGGTTTAAAAAGGGCATCGGGCTGGAGTGAGAAAATATCAAAATCTTCTGCGGGGAAAAGTTCTAGAAGAGGTCCGGTTCCGTAACTCTTTTACCGGACATAATTAAGATATAACATCAACCAAGGAGAAATTGCATGGCTGTTATTAGTGATAGAATTAATGGGCTTACAGCGAACACCGCCGTCAAGGCGCCGTGCAGAGTGGCCACAACGGCCAATATAACCCTAAGCGCAGAGCAAACAATTGATGGTATCGCTGTTGTCGACGGAGATAGGGTTCTGGTTAAGGACCAAACAGCCGCGTCTGAGAACGGTATATATGAGGCCAGCACATCAACATGGCAAAGAGCAAAGGACTTTAATGGCCCAAGGGACGCGCGCCAAGGCACGTATGTTTTGGTAAACCTGGGCAGCGTAAACGCCGACGGCCAGTTTAAGGTGGGTACGGTCGATACATTCACAATTGGGACAACTAATTTAACCTTCACACCCGTCGCTATACAAGGTGCAACAGGCGCAACGGGTGCAACAGGCGCAACGGGTGCAACAGGCGCAACGGGGACAAGCGACACCGCAGTCTCAGGCAATGATACCGGCGCTGGTGTTCTTGAGGAAAAAATAACAGTAGACACGGATTTTTTAGCGACGAGCGTTCTTAATGAAGGGGCTGACGAGGACTTTAATATCGCGCCGACAGCTAATGCTAAAAATGCAATGAACCTTTTTCTTTATCAATTCTCATAGGAGACGAACATGACAGCATCACCAATATACTTCACAACACCAGTCGCGGGGCTTGGGCAAGTAAGCGCGGCCAACACTGGCCGTGACGGGAGCGGAACGTTAGTTGATATTCTCACCGGCGCAACAGCCGGCACTAAGATAGAGGAGGTTCGAATTAAAGCGGCCGTTTCGACTACTGGCGGGATGGTCAGGTTATTTATTTACGATGGGTCCTCAGTCACGCGGTTGTTTGATGAGGTTCCTATAGCGGCGGCCACAGTTAGCGCTACTGTTGAGGCAGACGAGACGGTGGTTTTTTATGACAATCTTGTTTTGCCTAATGGGTATATCTTGAGAGCAGCAACCCACAACGCAGAAGCGATTAATGTTATAGCGATTGGAGCTAGCGCCTAATGCTTAAGGGAATGAACAGCCTAACTAACAAAAAAAATATTGGCGAAGATAGCCTTAAAAAACAAATAAGTGCTGTTGTCTCAACTCACACAGGCGCAAAATCCACTACAGCCACAATACCTAATGACAGCACCTCACCACAAAACACAGAAGGCACAGAGATTACAGAGCTTGCAACGGCGATAACCCCGAAAAGCGCAAGTAGTAAAATTAAAGTAACGGTTCATATTCCTTACGTTGATGCAAGCGGAAATAGAATATTCACTGGGGCTTTGTTTAAAGACAGTGCTGCTGACGCGCTAACAGTAGGCACGGCATCGATGTCAGCAGCGGGAAACCCCGCAACGTTTACATTGGTTTATTATGAAAACGCAACAGACACAACAGAGCGGACTTATAAGTTTAGGTACGGCTCACACGCGGCTGGAACGGTTTATGTCGGCCGATCCTCAACAGGCGACACGCTTGGTGGTGTCCAGTACAGCATGACTGTTGAGGAGATCGCCCAATGATATTCTTTTGGGTTTTGTTTATAATTACTGTGGGTATTTTAGGCCGTTTATCTGGTAATGGGTTCGGACAAAAATGGGGTGTGTCTTGGTTGCCAGAAGCGCTGCACTCTCTGCCGTACGGTCTTACTCTTGGTTGGGCTGCGAACGAGCTTGGCGCTGGGTTTTTAACATCAATGACCCTCGCCTCGGTCGGGTCCATTATTTCATACGCGGGAATGCAATCGGCGACATGGATGTTTCTCCGGTGGGAAAGTCACGATGACCCAAACACAGAGCGCACATCTACATTGAGGCCAATTATTGATTGGCTGGCATCAAGATGGGGGTATAAAATTGGCGATGAAGGTTATGCCTGGGTAGCCGCAGCGGTTAAAGGATTTATCATCACCCTACCCGTTGGCGGGCTTGGCGCTATTACGTGGCCCCTAGGGTATGAGATTGGCTCTCATGCAAAGGGTCAGGTTGGTGATCTTGACCCGCACGTATTTTCAGAATTCTTTGCGTCAGCGCTTACTGCGGTTTGGCTTGTGTTAATTATCTCAATGGTTGGGGCTTATGAGTAGCGATATGGCACAGATAATGGCAAGACTTGATACAATGCAGGGTGATGTTACGGGTTTGAAAGACAGGGTTGAAAAATTCACTGAGGCTATGATCCAGTTGGCGCGCACAGAGGAGCGTATGGCTGTGGTTTTAGAAAACCTATCTGTTTTGTTTCATAAGGTTGATAAGCTTGAGGGCAGGATGAGTAAGGCAGAAAGCACCAATGCTACACAAAGTCAGTCCCTTGGGTTTTTCGAGCGCTTTGGATGGCTTGTTGCAACAGCGATTGCTGGTGTGATTGGGTGGATGTTTAGGGGTTAAGGATGAGTTTTAGTAATATAGCAAAAACAATTGGTCTTGGCGCAGGTGTTGGCACAGTTTTGATTGCAGCGCCCTTTATTGCCAGTGAAGAGGGCTTGAGTTTGGTTGCTTATACTGATTCTGTTGGTGTTGTAACTGTGTGCCACGGCTTAACGAACGGCGTTAATCTGCGCAAGATATACACTAGGGATGAGTGTGATAAAGAACTTTTGCTTCGCATAAGCAGAGATGTTGAAGCTATACGGCCTTATATTAAAGTTGAAATTACAGATACTACACGGGCCGCGATTGCGAGTTTCGCGCATAATGTTGGTGTGCCCTCAGTCAAATCATCAACAATGATTAAAGTTTTAAATACTGGTGATATTTCCGGTGGTTGTTACCAAATGTATGACTGGCATAAGGGCGGTCGTAAAGATTGCCGTGTGCGTAAGAATAATTGCTTTGGTGTTTGGAATCGGAGAATGAAAGAAGTTGATATGTGTTTAAAGGGGGCGAGATAAATGTTCGGGTTTAACCCATGGATAATTTTGATTATAGCCGTTGCTTTCACAGCTTATTCGGGAAGTTTGGTCTATAAAGGCTATTCTTGGGGGGCTGGTGTTGAGGAGAGAAAATGTATAGCAGCAGTAAACGCAGCTAATGCTGAGAATATTGACATAGAAAGGATGCAAAGTGAGACACGCGGTATTATATTTAGCGATGACGATTTTGTTGAGCGCTTGCGGAGCGCACAGTTCGGGGAGCCTTGAGACTCGTAAGCTTTTGCTTCCAGAGGTAAAGAAATATACGCCAGAGCAGCAAAGCACTCTAGCCGATGAGATTGAGCAATGTGATGTTCCAACGGCTACTGTATTATTAAAAGATTATGATACCATGCAAAGGGAAACAACTATTGCTGGCAGGAAATTAGACAGGACGAGGGATTAATTCAATGGTGTTAGGATTAGGATTAGGATTAGGGTTAAGCGGCGGCAGCGCTGTTATTATCAATGACGCAATCACCCTATTCACGGGACAATCCCTACACGACAGGCTGTTCAACAACTTCTCTGGCGCTGGCGCAGATGCCTTCGAAGCTGAGGCTGCTAATTACTTCACAGGAACGGTATCGACCAATGACGGCGCGGTAAGCAATCAGTTCCTGACTGAAAGCGCCTATGACGAAAGCGGTGAGACTGGTGGACGTTACTTCTGGGCCGATACCACCTCATCCAAAGGCTCACAGTACACCAACACCATTGATTCGATCGCCAACAAAGACACGTACACAGCGCTTATCATCGCCCTTGGTGAAAGCGATGCGCTGCTTGCAAATCACCCGCATGATGCCACGGAGTACACGGCGTTCTATAAAGAATTTATTGCACAACTTCATTCCGATTTTCCAAATGCCCAGATATTCCTCAACATCATTGGCCGCAATAAGGTCGCTGGCGATAATGATTCAAAACATAATATGGTTAAGCAATCTCTATTGAATGTGATTGCCGATGTGTCCTATGTCAAGAAAGGCGTTGAGAATTACGATATAGCGCTGACAGATAACGTTCATTTTGCCGAAGCGGGAACAGAGTTATACGCGGAGCGCGAAGCAAGGGTAATTGCGAAAGGCTTGGGCAAAGCCGTGGACGGCGCTTATGGCCCCTCTGTTGGCAGCTTGATTGACAGAACAGACCGGATTTATTTCACTGTGACGCATGATGACGGGACAGACTGGACAGCCCCGACAAGTGGGCGCGGTATGTTCACCGTGGAAGATGATGGCACAGCGATTAACCCCGAAAGCATTGTAAGAACAAGCGCCACAGAAGGTTATATCTTACTGCCCGAAGGCACAGCCCCGCTTCACGGCTCAACCGTCACAGCCTTCACAAACTATGGCGATGGAGGTCACTTGGGCGCAACGCCTGATGTTGCGAAGGATAACGCCACAAATGCACTGCCATTCCAGACCGCCTTCGGGATTGCCCCAACACAGGGCGATGCTGTTAAGGCGCTGGATAATCTAGAATTTCGCATGCATTCTAGGGGCTGCGCAAAGACTTATAGCGCCACGAATATCATTGATACTATAGCAAGCTTGGCGGGTAGCGATTTTTCTGTCATTGGCTCAGGCACAGGGCCAGAGTTTACAGGCGGTTATGTTGAATTTGCGCGGGGTACGGACGGTATTATCACTGATGATGTGCTCACAACCAGCGCGGCCAGAACGCTCGGTATCTGTGGGAAAATGCCAACCAGCATTCCATCGTTTGGCACACTTGCGGGGTTTACAAATGCGGCGGGAGTCTGGTCAAACAATGCTAGGTTTTACTTACACACAGGCGGTTTTTTAAATTACGCGGCCGTAGACAGCGGCACAACACCCTTGCATGGTTCAGGGGCGTTCACGGGGGGAAAAGATTTTATAGTGTTCCTTCGCTTTAATGATGCCACTGAGTTAGAGGCTTTTGTTAATTCCACAACCGTCACAGCCACACTCGACCCGCAGGGGACATACGCAGCCTCAGATAAAAAGCTTGCTTTCGGCGAGCCTTCTAATCAAAACGGCCTTGCTCTACAAATGAAAATCTACGACGCGTTTTTAACTTCGGACGCGATCACAGACACCGAGCTGGTGAATATATATGATTTCTGGGGGGAACAATTCAGCCTAACTTTTTATACAGGCGGTGGGTTTACGCCAGCACCGGACGCGGAGCCAGTACCGCCATGACAACCCTCGTAAAAATCCGCGATAAATTCAACGAAGAAGCTTGGTGCGCGTTCATGCGCTATTCAACAAAAGACAAGGGCGTTACTGTCCGGCACTACGGCGAAGAATACGTTACGCCATTGC